GGTTACTTCGAGTCCCGGAGTTGATGTAGGCACCGCCCGCGAAAGTTGTTTCGATTAATCGAAAACACACTTCGCCCAAGGATCGAAAAAACGAAACCGGGCATCTTAGCATCTTTTTTTAGTGTGCGCTATATTTTCTTTAACGTATTCACATCATGGCGTTAATAAGCAGATCCGAAGCGGCACGCGCATTAGGAGTGTCACCCGAAGCCGTATATGCGGCAGTAAAAAGCGGAAGATTATCGGTCAAGAAAGACGCATATGGCAAGCCTGTTGTGGATAGCGAAACAATGCGAGAGGAATGGGCCAGAAACACGCAAACAAGGATCGGTATCGGGCCTAAGGCTGCCGGGGCGGGTAAAGAAAAGAAGCCTTTGCGCAGCCGCGAGGAGAGAATGGCCGCTGACAGTAACCAGCCAAGGATCAGTAAGACCCAGGAGTCGATTCCCGACTATGACGAATCTCGTGCTCGTACTGAGCATTTAAAAGCAGAGTTGCTCGAACTTGATCGACAACAAAAAGAAGGACTCCTGGTCAAAGCAGAAGACATTGCGCTTGAGTGGTCAGAAATTATCACTCGCGCAAGAACAAAGCTATTAGGGATACCAACCAAGGCAAAACAGCGGATACCAGACTTGGATACAGACGCTATTGGTGTTTTAGATGATATTGTGCGCGAAGCCTTAGAAGATTTAGCTGGTGACAGCGAATAACGTAGAAAAACTAAGAAAGTCAGCCGCTTTAGCGTTTAAACCGCCAAAAAAGATGACTTTAAGCGAGTGGGCGGACTCTTATGCCTACTTAAGCGCAGAATCGAGCGCAGAAGGCGGAAGATGGCACACGCTGCCTTATCAGAAGGGGATAATGGATGCGATCACGAATCCCAAGATCGAGCAGATCAGCGTGATGAAAAGTGCCCGTGTCGGGTACAGCAAAATTCTTAATCACGTCGCGGCCTTTCATATTCATCAGGATCCGTGCCCGATCATGATTGTGCAGCCCACGATTGAGGACGCACAGGGTTATTCCAAGGAGGAGATAGCGCCAATGTTGCGTGACACGCCTTGCCTTAAAGGGGTAGTGAGCGAGGCCAAGTCAAAAGACGGAGCCAACACGATCCTGCAGAAGCAATTCCCTGGCGGTAGCTTGAGCCTGGTGGGCGCTAACAGTCCGCGTGGCTTCAGGCGGGTCAGTAGGCGAGTGGTGCTATTTGATGAGGTTGACGGCTACCCACCCTCGGCTGGTACTGAAGGCGACCAGATCAAGCTTGGCATTAGGCGTACTGAGTATTACTGGAACAGAAAAATCGTGGCGGGGTCCACTCCAACGGTTAAGGACTTCAGCCGTGTCGAGCGAATGTTTCTGCAGGGTGATCAAAGGCGCTATTTCGTGCCATGCCCAGATTGCGGCCACATGCAGTATTTGAAGTGGGCAAATATGAAGTGGCACGACAACGACCCTGAGACAGCTAGTTATTGCTGCGAGAACTGTGGCGTATGGATCCCAGCAGCAAAGAAACGTTGGATGGTTGAACGCGGTGAGTGGCGGCCCACCGCGCCTGGCAATGGTAAACATGTCTCGTTCCATATTTGGGCGGCGTATAGCTATAGCCCCAATGCGAGCTGGTCAACACTGGTTGAAGAGTTTCTTGATGCGAAAAACGACGCAGAGCAGCTAAAGACATTCGTGAACACTGTTCTGGGCGAGACGTGGGAAGACGAATATGCGTCCAAGGTGGGCGCAGATGCTCTTAGCGAACGTTCAGCTGATGAAAAGTACAAGCAAGGCGTGGTGCCTTCGGATGCATTGTTGCTCACTGTTGGCTGTGATACCCAGGACGACCGCTTGTCGCTCAGTGTTTGGGGATGGGGCCGCGAGGAGCAAGGATGGTTGGTTGACAGGGTGAAAATTTACGGCGACCCGTCGCGGAAAGAAGTGTGGAAGCAGTTGGATGAGATTGTGCAAACTCCCTATGAGTCCGAGGATGGTCGTGAGTTGAAGCCAATGGTGGTAGCCATCGATAGCGGCGGTCACCACACCAGCGAGGTGTACCAGTACGCCAGAGAGCGGCAGAGCTTGGGCGTCGTCGCGATCAAGGGCATGTCAACCAAGAACAAGCCGCCAATTGGCAAAGCAAGCAAGGTTGACCTGAATGCGCAGGGCAAGACGCTCAAGAAAGGAGCACAGGTGTTCCCGGTTGGATCGGACACGATTAAGTCACTGCTGTTCGGCAGGCTGAAGCACAACGATGTCGGGCCAGGGTATTTGCATTTCTATCCAACGGTTGATAAGGATTATTTCGAGGAGTTGACTGCAGAGAAGCAGGTGCTCAGATTCAGAAATGGATTCCCTGAGCGTATTTGGGTAAAAAAAAGCAGCGCAAGAAACGAAGCCCTGGACGAGCTTGTTTATGCTTACGCGGCATTAAATCGCGTGTATCAAATCAAAGACCGCAGAACGTTGTGGGACCAGATGGAAAAAACACCTGAAGAACGGAAAGAGTCCAAGCGTGCAGTTTCGGCTAAGCGAACTCAGAAAAGTTTCGTTAATCAGTGGTAAGAGTTAGAATGCTCAATATCAAGTGACTTATGTAGATGGCAATCCCTCCATCCATAACAAGCGGCGTGGATGCGGTATGGGTTGATGCCGAGACTGTTGACGTGTTTGGCGATGCTGTAACCAGCTCCACTCACTCTCTGGTCTATTACTTTCGCCTTAACACCAATTCGCAGGGCTTAACAGCAACGGCGGTTGCTTACAACAGCGGCTGGAAGACTACGCTGACTGCTGCCGCGACTGGTTCAGCAGACCCCAGTCCTAACTGGTTTTTTCAAGCTGTTCTCACGAAGACCGGTAATAGCACTGTTCAGGAATACAGCCGAGGCCAGATTGAGATTCGCCCTTCTTTGGCGTATACGGGCACCCCTGGAGCGTTTGACGGCAGGACGCAGGCTCAACAGGACTTGGATGCAGTAAAAGCAGCCATCAGGTCCATCGTTTCTGGCGGCGCTGTCTCTGAGTATAAAATCGGGAGTCGCAATTTAAAGCGATACGATCTCTCAGAATTAATCGAACTTGAGTCAAGATTAAAGTCTATTGTGGCTAAGGAAAATAAAGCCAAACTGATTGCCTCAGGGCTTGGCGATCCACATAATCTCTACGTTCGATTTAACGGAAGCTGATGGGACTTCGTACACGATTTCTAAGAACGCTGGGGCTCCAGCGAGTGCCACGGGATCAGCCTCGTCGTCGTCGTAGTTATGCGGGTGCGATTGTTTCGCGTCTTACTAGCGACTGGATGAGCACTAGGGCCAGTGCTGATGCCGAGATTCGGAACAGCCTGAGCAAGCTGCGCGACCGTTCGCGTGAGATGGTGCGGAATAATCCGTATGCAAAGCAGGCGAAGCGCACCACTCAGGTCAATGTCGTTGGCAGTGGTATCAAGCTTCAGTCCCAGGTTCAGCAGGTTCGTGGCCGGAAACCCAGTGAAGCGATTAATCGCCTCATTGAAGAGAAGTGGCACTTATGGACCCGTGCGCAGTATTGCGATGTTGCGGGGCGACATAGCTTCCACATGATGGAATGGCTGGCGACTGGTGCTTTGCCTGAGTCAGGTGAAGCATTGTTCCGTATCATCCGGCGTCCGTTTGGGGGCAGCAGGGTGCCATTAGCACTTGAGATGATCGAGTCCGATGTGCTCGACGAGGAATATCAGGGTCCAACGCTTGCGAAGCTCAATGAGTGGAGGATGGGCGTTGAGATCAACGAATGGGGCCGCCCTGTTCGTTATGCGTTTTTAACTCGTCATCCTGGCGACTATTGGTTCCAGAATGCACCTCAGAAAGGTGACAAGCATGTTTTCCTGCCTGCGGAAGACGTAATTCACCTGTTTATTCCAGAGCGCCCTCAACAGCATCGCGGAGTGCCGTGGTTCCATTCAGTGATGGCTGATGCTCATCAGTTGCAGGGTTACGAAGAAGCCGCTGTGATTCGCGCCCGTGCTGGTGCTTCTGTAATGGGATTTGTCACAAGCCCAGAGGGTGAGCTTGAAGGCGATGATGTCGAAGCTGATCGCAGAATTAGCGAGTTTGAGCCTGGGATGTGGAAGTATCTGGAGCCTGGTCAGAATGTAAGCGTGCCAAATATCAGCTCTCCTGATCAGCAGTACGAGATGTTCGTAAAGAATAAGGTTCGGCGTTTTGCGTCAGGTTTTGGCTGTTCTTACGAGACACTGAGTCGGGATTTCAGTGAAACCAATTACAGCAGCAGCCGGTTGAGCTTGCTGGAAGATCGCGAGCATTGGAAGGTTATTCAGGCTTACTTGATCGAAAACTTCCACAATCGTGTGTTCCGCGAATGGCTCGACCTTGCTGTATTGGCTGGCGAACTGCCTTTTGATGACTACGACGCTCGTCCTGAGCGTTATGACACTCCGCGATGGATGGCTCGCGGATGGGATTGGGTTGATCCATTGAAGGAAGCAAAAGCTTATCGCCAGATGGAGCAGGCTGGTTACATGACCAAGGCTCAGATCGTCGCGAAGCTTGGCGGAGACTTCTTTGACAACCTCACTGAGTTCTCTCGTGAACAGCAAGCAGCCGAAGAGCTTAACGTTGAGCTTGATCGTGACATTATTGATGAACTCCCAGAGGAGGTTGAGTGATGCCTGCAATGCCAACTGAAGGTATGCGCGAAGAAGCGCAGCGTTATAGAGACTGGAAAGAAGATGGTCGCGATGGCGGCACTGAAGTCGCTGCTCGTCGTGCCACTCAAATCCTTAGTGGGAACGAACTCAGTGACGACACAATCGTCGAGATGAGTGCTTGGTTCGCTCGTCACGAAGTAGATAAAAAGGCTGAGGGTTTTAGCCCTGGTGAGGAGGGTTATCCTTCTCCAGGCCGTGTTGCCTGGGCTGCCTGGGGCGGTGACGCTGGCAAGGCTTTTTCTGATCGCACTGTTGAATCCATGGATCGCTCAATTGACGAAGAAACCAGAGCAGAACCCGACGAATTAAAAGTCGGTGATTTCGTTAGTTGGAACACTCCTGGCGGAAACGCTCAGGGCAAGATCACGAAAATTGTTCGCGATGGCCAGCTCGACGTACCTGGAGCAGAAGTTGTAATTAATGGCGAGGAAGATAATCCTGCAGCGTTAATTCAAATTTACCGTGAAGGGAGCGAAGGTTGGCGTGAGACTGATGTTTATGCAGGACATAGATTCAGTACACTGAAAAAGATCGCAGCCTTACGCGCAATGGAACTTACTTCGGAGGTGCCTGATGTCGTCGCAGAAGAGAGTTCTAAAAAAGAATTGTCTCGCGATCTTGAAGGTACAAAATTCAAGCGTGTTGAAGCAACAAATTTCAACATGGTTGACGAAAGGAGCATGGAATTTCCATTCAGCTCTGAATATCCCGTGGCTCGTTACTTTGGAAACGAAATCTTGAGCCATGGCATGGAGTCTGCGAATCTTTCGCGGCTCAATGATGGCGCACCGCTTCTTTATAACCATGACCCAGATCGCATGATCGGCGTTGTCGAACGTGCTTGGGTGGATGGTGAGAAGAAACGCGGTTACGCCAAGGTGCGCTTTTCGCGCAATAAATTTGCGCAAGAAGTGCTCCAAGACGTTCGCGATGGAATCCTTCGCGGCGTTTCTTTCGGCTACTCCATTGATAAAATGGAGGAGCGTGAAGATGGCCTTGTAGCTACCAATTGGTCGCCTTACGAGGTCTCGTTAGCTGTTATCCCAGCTGACCCCACTGTCGGAGTTGGACGTTCTCTTGAGATCGACGATTCTGACGTAAATGTTGAGGTTGAGCGTTCTTTACAGGACGCCGACCCTGACACTGCGGCTTCGACCGCATCTCCCGTAAACACAGTGACTGAAGTCATGGAAAGCACCACAACTGATGTGGAGGTGATCCGGTCTGAGGCCGTAGAGGCCGAACGTAACCGGATTGCATCCATCAACAAACTCGGCGAGCGTCATAACCTCTCCGATCTTGCACGCGAATTGATCTCCGGCGGCCAGTCTGTCGATGAGGCTCGCGCTGCTGTCCTCGAAAAAATCGGAACTCAACCCGTGGAACACAGCATCACCGCCAACGACATCGGCCTCTCTGATAAGGAGACCCGTAGCTTCAGCTTCGTCAAAGCTCTGAACTATCTCTCTAACCAGGGTGATGCTCAGGCTCGTCGCGATGCAGCATTTGAAATTGAAGTTGGCGAGGCTGCTGCCAAGCAGTACGAGCGTTCTTCAAACGGCATCGTCATTCCTAACGAAGTCCTTCGTCGCGACTTGGTTGTAGGCACACCTACAGCTGGTGGTGACTTGGTTGACGACGTGCTTCTGGCTGGAAGCTTCATCGATCTGCTTCGCAACCGCCTGGCAATCGCTCAGGCTGGTGCAACGATGCTGACCGGGCTGCAGGGCAATGTGTCAATCCCCCGTCAGACTTCTGCCGCTACTGCTTACTGGGTTGGCGAGAACGCTTCTCCCACCGAGTCTCAGCAGGCCATCGATCAGGTCAACATGACACCCAAGACCGTGGGTGCATTTGTTGATTACAGCCGTCGCCTGTTGCTTCAGAGCAGCATCGACGTTGAAGGCATGGTTCGCAACGACCTTGCCCGTGTGATTGCACTGGAAATCGACCGCGCTGCCATCTACGGCACCGGCTCTTCCAATCAGCCTCAAGGCTTGACCAACGTGAGCGGAATTGGCTCCGAGACCCTTACGGGCACCGGCACCTTTACCGAGTTCATCGCAATGGAGACCGACGTTGCTGCAGCTAACGCTGACGCTGGCGCTCTTCGTTACATCGTCAACGCCACCACTCGTGGCGGCTTGAAAGGAACCAAGAAGGACACTGGTAGCGGCGAATTCGTCTTCGCTGATAACGAGATCAACGGTTATCCCGTGATCGTCTCCAACCAGCTTGCAGCCAACGACGCACTGTTCGGTGACTTCTCCATGTTCATCATGGGCATGTGGTCTGGCTTGGATCTGACTGTTGATCCTTACGCTGGCGCTACTGCTGGCACCGTCCGCGTGATCGCTCTTCAGGATGTTGACTTTGCTGTCAAGCAGCCTGGTGCATTCTGCTTCGCTACCTGATACTCATGAGAGTTGAGATCATCCGCAATGTGATGATCAACGGGGAGTCTGTGAAAGCAGGCTCCTTTGTTGAAGTCGAGCAAGGCATTGCAACACTGCTGATTGGCAGCGATAAGGCCAAGGTGGCTTCAGACCCTGAGCCTGCACCAGCTTGTCCTCCTAAACCTGCCACTACGACCGCGCCGAAAGTAGTATCTACACGACGCGGACGTGTAAAACCTTCTTCTGGAGAGGACTAATGACCATTTTATCTGTCGGACTTGAAAAGCTCTCACATTTTGCGTTAGCTCCCACAGCTTCACGCACTTCTGCTCTTGACGGCACTGCTGTTGACTTGAATGACTATGAAGGTGACATTTGCGTAATTCTCGATGTCGAGAATGGCGGAACTTCAACTTTGGATGTCAAAATTCAGTCAGCTGACACCTCTGGTGGAACCTATTCTGACGTGACTGACGCTGCGTTTACGCAAGTAAGCACAAGCGCAAGCAAGCAGACGTTGGTTTTTGATAAAGGAAGCGCCAAGCGTTACATCAAAGCTGTTTCAACAGTATCTACTTCAACTCACACCTATAGCGTCAATGCTTTCGGTGCTCTGAAGTACGCTTAACAACGACATGCGCCTAGAGTCAACTAGGCGCTTTTTCTTATGGCATTCACGGAAGACCTAAGCGTTTTTTTAAGCAGTGCTGATTTCGCTGTTTCTGTTACGTCTGGCTCGACTTCAGGGCTGGGGATCTTGGACATGCCAAGCGAAATTATTGCTGACGGAGTGGTGCTGACGACTGACTATAAGTTGACGTGTGAGTCATCAAAGTTTGGGAGCTTGCTGCATAGCGATGCAGTGTCAGTTGATGGAGTCAACTACACTGTTAGAAGCGCGAACCTCATCGACGATGGGAAATTCGTCGAGTTAATGCTGATGAAGGACTGATGACTGTTGAAATTGGCTATTTCGCGGACAACTCTAAGAACATTCATTTCTGGGATCCTCTCACGGCTGATGGCTCAACGCCTGCGGTGAAGATCGCTGGCATCAACTTTGTATTTGTTCATAAGATTGTTGGTGCAAACGTAACTGTCATTGACGAGGGGTCTTTAAATGGGACTGATTGGTTTGCCCTTGAGTCTCATTCTCATTCTGGTAGCGGTATCGACGCTCATTTTTACTCCAACTCTCCTGTGCTTTATGTCAGATGCACTGTGAGCAATGTATCCAGCGGCGAATCTTTCCAGGGCTCTGTGATGTCTGATTAATGACTACTAGACGCGAACAAATCCTGGCTCAAATTGCCACAACATTGGCCAGCACTGCTGGGGTCAATGGGAGGGTTTATCGGTCGCGAGTGACGGCTTTGGCTAGAGCGGAGTCTCCTGCCGTTATCGTTGAGCCAACGACTGACACCTGTCAGCAGAACACAAGCCTGCCAAAGCTTGATTGGACAATGCGAGTCAGAGTGATCGTTACCGTTAGATCATCTAATCCATATACGGACGCTGATCCTGTAATCGAATCGATGCACTCACTGTTGATGGCGGATTTGACTCTGGGTGGATTGGCGATTGATATTCAACCTGTTATTACTAATTTTGATTTTTTTGATGCTGATCAGCCTGCGGGTGTTTTCTCTTGTGATTACGAAGTGCTTTATCGAACTCAAGTAGCAGACCTTACTTCTTACTAAGGTCTAAGCAGTCGCAAGGATTACGATGAAAGACGAGTACAGCGGTCAAGGTGGGTCGTATCTTCTCGATCCAGAAACCGGAAAACGCACTCTGATTCAGCGAACACTTCCCGCCGACCCCCGACAAGAAAATGGCACCACTTCTTCTACGGAAACGACTGATTCTGATCGAAACAGAGTCGAGCTACGGAGTCGATCCGACTCCAACAGGAACCGACGCGGTTTTGGTGAGAGATCTGAACATCACCCCACAGCAGAGTGATGTTGTTAATCGTGATCTGATTCGTCCCTACTTAGGCGCTTCGGAGCAGCTGCTGGCCAACACTCGCGTTGAATGTACGTTCAGTGTTGAGCTAGCAGGATCTGGTACTGCTGGCACCGCTCCGCAGTACGGCAAGGCGCTTCAAGCTTGCGGCCTTTCTGAGACTGTATCCGCTGGAGTCAGTGTCACCTATGCACCAGTAAGTGCATCTTTCAGTTCAGTCACTATTCACTACAACATTGATGGTGTTCGTCACAAGGTGACTGGTGCCAGGGGAACGTTTACCTTAAATGCAAACGTTGGCGAAATCCCTTCGATTGATTTTACCTTCACTGGCATCTACAACGCCCCTGACGATTCAGCATTGCCTAGCGTCACTTACGCAAACCAGGCAACACCGCTGATCTTTAAGAACGGCAACACAGACACCTTCTCCTTACTGTCTTACTCTGGCTGCTTGCAGTCAATTAGTTTAGACATCGGCAATTCTGTTGTTTACCGAGAGTTGATTGGTTGCACGAAGGAAGTGCTGATCACTGATCGCAGTGCAAGCGGTAGCGTGAGCCTTGAGATGATCTCGATTGCCACGAAGGACTATTTCACTGCGGCTTTGACTGACGGCACGCTAGGCGACTTGACGTTCCAGCATGGCACCACTGCTGGGAACATTGTTGATTTTTCGAGCAGTCAAATCGACATTGGCGATGTCAGCTATGGAGACCAGGACGGCATTGCGATGCTAAACATCCCATACACCGCGATTCCATCAACGGCAGGGAACGATGAGTTCAGCTTGGTGTACACTTGATCTGAACAGATGGGCTCCTGAGGCCGTGTTGGAGAGCACGGCCTTTTTTATTGCTGTAAGCTAATTGCAGTTAAATTTGCTCAATGGCATTCGTTCGCAAAAAGGTCAAGACTTTTAAATGGCCTGTAAAAGTTGAAGAGCCTGCTGATGGCGGAGTGTTTGAGACTTCGACCTTTGATGCAGTCTTTAAGCGGGTGGCGAGGTCTGAGTTCCAAAAGCTTGCTGATAAAGGCGATTTTGACTTGCTCAAGTCTGTATTGATCGGATGGGAAGGTATTGAAGATGAAGAAGGTAAGCCCGTTCCGTTTAGTCAGGCAACGATGAAAGAATTTGCCGATGACGCTTATTGGATTCGCGGCGTGTTGCAGGCTTACACCGAGACGTTTGAGGGGGCGAAACTGGGAAACTAAAAGGTGCCGTTGAGTATTGGGCGAAAGGCGGCAAGAGGGTAGAAGATAAAAGTGGTGATGATGCAGCGGCGTTTGGATTGAAGCCGCAGCGTCAGGCCGCTCCTAAGGAGGAGCACTTTGAAGTATGGGAAGAGAACTGGGAAACAGTAGTGATGTTCTTGCGAATGCAAACGCAATGGACCGTCACGATGGGAGGTTACGTTGGTTTGAAATATGAGGTTTTGCTTGGTGCGTCAGGACTGATGTCCCTTTATGATGTAAGCAATCCCCGTGAGATGCTGGAGGATCTTCAGGCAATGGAAGCCGCAGCCCTCTCAGAACTGAACAAGTCGGATAAGTAATGGCAAGTAACGAGACCGTTCTAAAGATTAAGGCTGAGATCGAGAATCTCCAAGGTCTTAATCAGCTAAAAACTGCACTTCGGAAATCTTCGGCTGAGGCGAAAGGAGCTGATAATGATTTTAAAGGGCTTATTCAAAAGGTAAGAGATCTTCAGTCAGCGTCCGTTAAATCAATCAATAACTTAAACGCTCAGAGAGATGCGTTTGAGGCACTTAGGCGTTCTGTTGATTTAAGCAGTAAGGAATACAAGGAAGCCAGGGATGAGATTGAAAAGATAGACAGAGCCTTGAAAGAGGCTAGCGGAACTGTCGTTAAATATTCCAAGAACTCAATCAACGCTCTTCGTGCTCAAAAAAATGAGCTTTTGGCAGTAAGGGATTCTGCTGACCTTATGAGCAAAGAGTTCAAGGAGGCTGGTGTTGAGATTGCCAAGTTGGACAAGAAGCTTGCCAAGGCTGAGGGCAGAGGACGCGGCGGAAGACTTAAGGCTGGCGCTCAGATTGCAGGCACTGTCGCAGGCGCTGGTGTGTTTGGTGGGCCGGAAGGTGCGATTGGAGCCTTAGGCGGCGGATTAATAGGCGGAGTCGGGGGCGCAGTGTTAGGAGGCGCAATTGGAGCGCAGGTCGGACAGTTAAGGAAAGTAGCTGGTGGCGTTGCGGAATATGTCGCTGAATTGAACTTGGCCAAAGGTGCCCTTGGCGGGGTGTCTAAAGATGTTGTTGAGTACAACCAAAACCTTGACTTTGCTAGAGAGATCAGCAAGAAATACGCAATTAGGCTTACCGACGTAGTTAAAGGTTTGACGGGTGTAACTGCTGCTGCAAAAGCAAATAACCTTACCGTCAAGCAAACTCAAGCGATTTACGAGGGCATTACCGTTTCTGGCGTTGCGGCAGGAAAGTCTCAAGAAGATTTGCAGGCTTTATTCCTTGCAACAACTCAGGTTCTGAGTAAGGGGAAGGCTAGTGCTGAAGAAATTTCTGGACAAATCGGTGAACGCATTCCTGGTGCCGTAGCAAAATTCGCTGCCGCGAACAAGATTAGCCTTCAGGAGTTGGCAGAACAATTCAAGAAAGGAGAGGTGACAATTGCAAAATTCGTCAGATTCACCGAGCAGCAGGGTGAGGATTATGCAGAGGTTGCTGAAGCCTTAGCTAGTGGTCCTGAAAAGGCAGGAGTGAGGCTTCAGATCGCGCTTGATGAAGCGAGTGAAGCTTATGGGGGATTTTTCTTGAAGACAGGCGCAGGCTTTCAGGACTACTTGACAAATCTTGTGAATTTTGTCATTGACAACGAAGAACAGTTCAAAATTTTACTAGCAAAAGTAATTGTTTTTGCGGAAGATGTTTATGATACATTCGCCGGTCTGGGCAAGGCTATTTGGCAAATATTTGGAGGGCTCTTCCAGGGCATAGGCAAATTAATAGTTGAGTTCTCACGGGCAACCGCAGCCATGTTCAGGCAGCAAGACCTAGAGGGGCTTGTTAGGGAAAAAGGGCTAAAGCCAAACGATATAAGAAGGCAAGCTTTTAACCAAATACAACAGGAATCAGGAGATCTTCTCGCCCCTTATAAGGACAGAGGAGCACTCAATAACCTTTACAACAAGTTGTTAGCAGAAGCTGCCGGAGTTGACAAAACTAATGAAGAGAATCGATTAGCAGAGGTCTTGAAGGGTTTCGGCAAATATACTCCCCCCGCATTTGCCAAGCCTGGCCAAACCGCTCCCCCCGCTGCCGGTGATCTTGATGGCGATGGTGACGGTAACGGGTCAGGCAAGACCAAAACTAAAAGGCCAGCGCGAGCCGATTTCAGCATGTTAGAGGGGGCTTTTGCTCGCGATGCAGCTTTAAGAGTACAGAAGGAGAATGCAGCGATTGAAATTGAAATAGTAAAAGCAGAGTTTGAAGGGAATAAAGCGCAGGTTTTTGCCTTAAAGCAGAAGCAGGAAAGGTTAAAAGTAAATCAGATTATCGTAAACCTTGAAGAACTTACAAGACAAAGGGCGATACAGATAGTGAATGCTCAATCAAAAGGGTTGGATGTTGCAAAGGTGCAAAGCAAGCAACTAAAAGATCAAAACAATCTCCAGCTTGCAAGGCTTGAGAAAGAGACGCTTTTAACAGTTCAAGAAGTAGAGCGCCTGAAATTTAATAAAGAAATAACAGCCGAGCTAGACAAGCAACGAAAATCTTTTGAAGATCAGTTCTTAGACAGGCAACGAGAGTTGGGCCTTATTTCATCTGGTGACTACAACCAAGTGTTACTGGGGAGAGAGCGCGATAGGCTGGCGGATCCAAAGCTTGGCCTAACCTCTGAGCAGCAAGATAGAGGTCTTGATCAGTACCGCCAAACAATAGATCCGACGTTGACGGAAGGGTTGAGCCAAAACATTCGCAGTTTGAAAACAGAGCTGGAAGATCTAGTAAATCCAATCAACCAAATCACTGGCGCAGCAAACGCCATTGGCAGTGCATTTTCACAGTCGTTTACGAATGCAATCAGCGGATCCAAAAGCGCAAAAGAAGCATTGGCTGATTTCTTCAAGAGTGTTGGCAGTTATTTCTTGGATATGGCGGCGCAGATTATTGCGAAGATGATTACGATTTCAATCTTGAATGCTATCACGGGTCTTTTGCCTGGTGGTGGTGGTGGTGGTGGTGGTAGTTTGAATTTGGGTGGCATTCAGAGTTATTCGGGAATTGGAGCAAATACACGGCTTGCAGAAGGTGGTTACGTTACCGGCCCAACCAACGCTTTGATCGCAGAAGGTGGCGAGCCTGAATACGTCATCCCAGAATCCAAGATGCGCGAAAGCATGAGCCGTTATTCCAGAGGCTCACGCGGATCTTCTGTTATCCCGGCAGAAGGCGGCGGCGGTTCAGCCGGAGCGGAAGGCGGTGTTGCTGTTGCCGCTCCAATCGATGTTCGCTATACCGTGGAACGCATCAACTCGGTTGATTACGTCACTGCTGATCAGTTCCAGGCCGGAATGCGAGAAGCAGCCAGCAGCGGTGCAAGAGAAGGCGAACAACGTGCTTTGTCTACGCTGAGGCAGAACACGACGCAGCGTAGGAGGATTGGAATCTAATGGCTGACTCAACGCTTGCCTTTGCTCACTACCTGACACTCCGCACGCCAGTGGCTCAGGGAGGCTTTTCATTCCAAAACTATTGGGTAAATGAAGACGCTCCATTCTTCAACGTAAACACAGGAGCGAGAGTCAATTTTGCATTTTTGCCCTTTGCATTTTCTGGGTCAACAGTGACTAAGGCTGGAGACAATCAGCCTGCGTCTATTGCTTTCCCCAATAACGAGCTAAGCCGTCCTTTTGCAACGATTGCTGTTCAGGATCAATACATCGCAAACGTTAGAACTGTTTTGATCAACCCAGACAACAGGGAAGATTACACATTGATCAGCCGTTACGTCGGGCAGATTGTATCTGCAAAATGGTCGT